GGGATTGATAACTCGTTGTGGGCATGGCATAACGGAATCTCATTTAGATTTGTCAATTACAATGACAATATAGATCGTTGTGCCTTCTTTGAAGAGATCAACAATGGTTGGTATCACATGTATATCTACCCATATGATGACATGTATATTCCTGTCATCAGTCAAGAGCGTAGAACACGATTAGATCAACAACCAATCACATTCTATGTGAGTGAGGAAGACTATGATGCGATGTTTAATGCAATTAATGATCCTCCTGAACCATCTGAAGCACTATTAAAACTATGGCAGCGTAAAATACCATGGGACGTGGACAGTTCTATAACTGGTACACAGAGCACAGACACGCCCACCTGATGCCCTATAATAGTTTCATACGCAAGACACCCCATGGCAACCCGCTCTCGCATCGGTCTCGAACTCAAAGACGGTTCTGTGCTCTCTGTTTATCATCACTGGGACGGTTATCCTGAGTGGTTGGGTCGCATCCTGAAGACTCATTACAATGGTAAGTCTCTTGCTTCCGAACTGATTGATGGTGGTGATATGTCCTCCTGCTGGACTGATGAGCGTTGGAATGATAATGGTTCTGCTAAAAATGCAGAATATGGTCCTCAATACTACTCCCAGCGTGGTGAGAATCTTCCTCCCCGCCTTGATAAAGACCTGGGTGAGTATCTCCAAAACAGCGAAGAATATTCGTATGTTTATACTCAGCTGAGCGGTTGGTTGTGCTATGATACCTGTTCCTGGCGTGAAACTTACATGGAAGGTCAGGAAATCCCCTCTGGAGCTTTGATGGCATGAGAAAAGTAACTGTTGTTCCTAAATCTAACAAAGCAAAGAATCGTCTTGCTAACATGATGGAAGGCAATCCCATCTGTAATGTAGAGCAAGACAAGGGTGATGGCATGTTATTTCTTGCATCACAGAATGGCAAATACTTCTTCTGGGTCAACACAGAAGATTTCTGGGAATGTGACTGGGAGGTTATCTAATGACTGACATCGACTTTCAGATTGCTGACACTCTGGAGAAGATCCAACACATCAACCCAGAAGTATATGGTTTGTGGTATAGTAAGTTGTATCCTCCTCATGGTGATATCAACAACTGGACCATGGAAACTCTCACTCATCTGAATAATCTGGTGAATGAAGAATGACTGACTTTCAACCAACTCCACAAACACCAGAGCAAGTAGATCAAGGTCTTCGTGAGGCTTTTATACAAGCAAAGAAAGATGGTGTGATGGATGCTACTCCTTATATTAAAAACTGGGGTGCAGCACAAATCCATCAACCAAAAACCATTTGTAAATGTGATTTGTTCGGACAGGGACAAATGGTAATCAGTTTTTATGAAACCAGCTCTACAACTCTACCTGTTCCCGGGAACGTTCCCAATCGTTGGATTAGATTTTGGACACGAGTATTCTTCAATAGTAAATGGGAGTTTGTAAATGACTGAAGAACAACAAGAACTGTATGACATTGTATCTGACTGGTGGGATGATGTATTTGTAGGACAGAATGGATTCAAGGGACGTGATGCTTGCCTGATTGATCTCGTAGATGCTATCATTGATTGGAAAGATCCTCCCCAACAACACCCTGTAGAAGGATTTGAATGATGGAAAGAGCAAAGTTCGTAACTATCACCCGCGTCATCGATCCTAAGACGCGGATACACTACCTGGATGCCATTGATACAAATGGTTATCATTGGACAGCAGAGATGTCACCACATGAAGAGCAATGGATGTGCTATACTGATACCTGGAAGAAAGATCCCCAACAACCCTATGACTGAAGATGATAAGTATGCTCTCAAAGAGTTTCTCACTGGTGCTGGTGTGGTTGTTGGTGTCATTGTTGCCCTTATGATTGTCCTCCTTGTGCTTGCCAATGGTAGCACAGATGTGAGCAATCCCACATCATCAAATGTTGAAGTGGTTGGCAAATACAAAGAATGTGATATAATACAATGGACAAAGCACAATCTTGCAGAATACAAGTATTTCCTCTATTGTGAGAAGAACAAATGACATACTCTAAACAAGAACTCATTGATGCTCTCTGTGCAGAGTATGAACATCTCTGTCATGATGACTTTGATCCTGATACAGATCCCACACCAGAAGAGTATCGGGCACATTTAGAATACTATGAATATGATGAGTTGGTAGAGGAAACTGCCACTGATGAAGATTTCACCCTTGAAGAGTATATGTTGACCTATGGAACCCTATCCTGACGAAATGTTTGAAGAGGCAGAGCGTAGAGAAGCGGAACGTAAAGCACTTGATGCACTAGATAAACTCTATGAAGAGAATGGTGATGCTCTAAAACAACTTGCGGAGATTGAAAATAAAGAGATCATGGAGCGTATTGAACGTGCTGAGCGCATCCTTGAGCGTTACAACAACTTCTATAACATTGAATGTTCTGGTCTGGCATGGGGCACACCTATCACACCAGAGTTTCAACAAGCAATGGCATTAGAGTGTATGCTTGATGCCCTAAGGTGTGAGAACATGAACCATGAGTTTGATGTCATCCCTACTGATGATATTAATGATCTGATTAATGGTCTGTATCAACAAGGTAGAGATTCTCTTGCACGTCCAGAGTGGGCACATCCTGAAAGTTCACTTGCTAAAAACTTTAATTTAGGAGACAAATGATTGATGTCAAACAAGAAGATGACAACACCTTCACAATCTACTGGGATGAAAACAACCCGAAAGAAAGTATCCTCAACACCTGGACCGAAGAAGACTTCATCAACGCGATCCAAAACAAACTCCAGTCTCTTGAAGAACTTGGAGTCCTTGACAACGCAACCCAAGCAATCAACCAAATCAACGACCACATCGAAGAAGAGTTCTTCATCAACCAAACCCCAGAAGAAGTCAACCAAGACATCCAAACCCTCAAAGACTTCATCTCCAAAAACGTCCAAGAGAGCAACTACGAAGGTTTCAACCAAGGACCTGAAGATTACAAACTCAAGGAAGATTGAACTCTTCCCCTATGCAACATTCCCCTATTTCCTACAAGATTTAACTGAAAATAAAAAGTGTTGGTTCACCTGTGAAAATCATGCAAGAAAATACATCCAACGATACAATCCTCAATACAAGTTATACTGTTACACTGGAAGGAGATGATGAAGAATGCATCCTCCCTCTACCTGATGAAGTGTTAGATCATCTTGACTGGCAAGATGGTGATATGTTAGACTGGATCATTAACGATGACAACACTATCACAATTAAGAAAGTATAATGGAACACCTATTCGTCTTTGGATTCGTTATCCTATTAGTATGGGGAATGAATGCAATCGCACCTATTAAACGATTTAAATGACTGTACCATACTATGTTGAAGAACCAATCACATGGAAACAAATTAAAGTCCCATATGATATTGTCCAGTATTGTGATGCATTTAATCCAACAGTAGATAGAGATGATCTACAATACATTGATTGTATATGGATGCATCTTGGTTACTATGGTGTCCCCACTCACATCATGAAAGCAGTAAGAGAAGAGTGGAATCCAAACATTATACCAGTATTTGAATGATAAAAGCATACCTACAACGAGTAAAAGAAAGAGCAGGTCCTATCCTACTCATGGGTAACATAATGATCATGTTCTTTAACTTACTCTACATCGGTCACAAATTAGATAACTTAGCAAATAAACAAATATTTGTATGTGAACTAACATCATATACATCATCAGTCTGTTTAGAACAATGACAAGAGCAAGACCAGAATCAGAACGTAACATACAACCATGTATGCCACCACTATTACCAGAAGAAAGAAATCCTGCAGGACACAAATATGCATCCTTTAGTGGTAGATCATGTGAAAATATCATTATCGCACACTTCCTATACAATAAAATTAATTGTGCTGTACCAATTGTTGATGATGGTGCTGATCTATTGATTGAAAAAACTCCTTCACTCTGGTCTCGTGGTCAAGTTAAAAAAGTTGTTCATACCGAAAAATTAGATCGTGGTATGAAGAAATCATCTGGTGTAGAAGTCTATCGTGATACCTATGATTTCTTCTTCCAAACTAATGGTAGTGGTACTCGCTCAAAAAAAGAAATTGATTTCTTTTATCATGTACTACTAACACCATTACGTGAAATCATATGGGAAACACCATCATCTATTATACCAACAAGAGAAAACTCAGATGCTTTCATTGGTAATAAAACTGCAGTGTTAGATCGATCAGGTTGGATAAGAAAGAAAGTAGAAATTAACTGGAGAGAACAAATCATTAGTGCTAAGTATGATCCTAAAATCATTCAACACTACCCATCATTCTTTTGTCCTAATACTATCAATAACTACGTGAAATGACATACTCAGTACAAACATGGGATGATGAATATCATATGGTAAGATACCATACTGTAGTAGATGCAATAGACTATGAAGATGCAGCACAAGTTGTAAAAGATCTAAACCCAGGACAAAAAGTAATAGCAGTGACAAAGCATCGTGCTAATGAGAATCAATAAGGAAATATTAAGTTTTCAAGGTGCTTCCGCGTTAGTCATACCAATGGTTCTCAATAAGGTGGAGACTATTGAGAATCAATAATAAGAAATGGTTAATTAAATAGGGGTAAAGTGTTCGTAATGAACGTTAGAGTACTGTAAGGTGCGGAGGAGATGTTGGCTTAGCACGCTACCACTCGAAAGTCAACCAATACTGTGACAGTCCTCAAAGTGTCCTCAGAGACCCTCTTAGGCACCTCAGAGGGACTATAATACTGTCATGAGGCAAGGGGGAGGACTTTTGAGGTTTCTCACTTTTCTCAAATTCTCAAAAAGTCAAAAAACTCACTTTTTTAATTTTTTGAAAAACTGAGAAAACTTAAAATTTAAGTTTTTTAGTTTTTTGAGTTTTTTTGAGAATTAAACTTTAACCCTGCATAATTAACTCACAAAATGACTAAAATCTACGAAAATCTTGACAGTAGTGCTATTCAGAGTGTTATAATAGAAGAAAATGTAGTAAAAGTAGTGTATAATAGTAATATTAACAAAGAATATTCTTTTAATTGCCAAAATATAGTTGAATTCGAACAACAATTGACAGCAGAGTTAATCGATGTTGAACTAAAGAATGGCGAAGGATCTGTTGGTCGTTTTATTAACCAACAGATCAAGAATCAAGTCCTTGTTGAAAATAAATAGTCACACACAGTTTGAGTAACTAACACCCAAGACAATGAGCAACAAAAACTATCGCAACGATCGCTACGATAAGTTTCAAGAATTCAATGATGACTTCGAAAACTTCGGTTATGAAGTAAAGAATATTCGAAGGCAAACTAAAAAGAAAGTTACCAAATTCAAGAGGGAAACGGATGAATACTATGACACTTATTGAACTGTCCACTATCACTTGATTTTCAATCCCGTACGTGTATTGTATACATGTTCGGGATTTTTTCATGGTTTCTATCAACAACTCATTCCCCACTAAATGATACTCAGGTCAGCTGCCTGTGGAAAACTTTTTTTCCACAGGACAATCTACATGCTGTCCACTATCGCTTGATTTCTGCCTCAGATCCTGTATTGTATACATGTTCGGAATTTT